CAAAGCAAGTTTATTTATGCGATTATTGCCATTGTTGTTTTAATGTCTCTTTCTTGGTTTCTATTTACAAAATCGGGCGGTGATAAGCTCGCTCGTAATGCAATTGGCGGCATCACTGGCAACAAGACAGAACAAGTGCAGACTTCACAGACTCCACAGACTCAAAAAGAACAAACACAAAACACAATGCAGAATTTAGACATTGAATGTAGAAAGGGCGTTAATGTTGAAAAACCTGAATGCGTAAAATGGTTTGATCAGATTACAAAAAGCGGTGCTTCTGTTGCTACTGGAGACAGTAGACAAACAACCGTTTCTTATAATCCCAATGAACCGTTTAATGATGACATACAAAAACATGTTTCTTATGAAGTAACCGCAAAACCTGTATTTAGTGGTTGCACAAAATTCGGCTCTAAATATCAAGCATACACGCAACAAGGGACAAAACTAGATGTTTCTCAAGCTGATTGTGAGCGCTTAATCAAACAAAATGATCGCCCGTTCAATTATTTTGTTAATGAGCGAGAAGAAAGAAAAGCAGAAAGCCAAAATTCGAATGAACTAGCTCAAGCGTCTCCAGTGGACTACAAACTGCAAGAATTAGCAGTAGACAACAACCAAGCTAACAATGTAATTGTAGAAACACGGACTCTTAGTTACTCAAAAGATATACACCATATTAATTGAAATTCTTTCTCTTTGATTACAAAATCCTCCCGTTAGATTCATAACGGGTTCAACCATAAAAGTCATTCAGGGGAATTGCGAGTCCCTCGAAGCGTGCGTAGAGGGTCGCAAGGCGTAGTCTATGACTTTTAACATGCAACTATATGAATACAGATAAATTAATCGTAATGCTTGATGATTATTTGCAGATATTACAAGAACAAGATGCAGATGATGAGAAGATTACGGAAGTAAAATTAATGGTGTGGGCAATACACCAGGACGTTAAACTGCAACGCTTTCTTAATAATTTGACGCTTAGTAATTCGATCTATAGGCGTTAGTATTTCGCATAACTCTATATTATGTTACTTGACTTACTGTTGACAGCGTTTCAGTTCAAGCTGTCAATAGCTGTCATTGCGATTGTAAGAGCGATAGCGGTGTTGTAGTGACAGTTTATAAGTCATTTAACATAAAATTAAGTTATGCGACATACAAGCCTATACGCTTTGCAATGGGGTGGAGTGAGGGCTCGCAACTCGACCATTGCAAAGCGTCCATTCGTGAAAAAGTCCACGTTCTCTGGAGTGGACTTAAGTCCGATATTTCGGAAAACTTACTTTTTTGTCTCTACTTTCAAACTTCCATCTCTGCTTACTTCTACGCTTCCATTAACTAATGTTTGTTTAATAATTTCGTGGAATATTTCTGTATCTCTTAACGGCTTTTTCCCTGCTTTAACTAGGTCTCGATTTATCTTCAAAGCAACTTCATTTAATGCTTGTTCTTCTTCATCAGTAAATCTAAACGTTTTAGCCATTTCGATAATCCTTTTAAAAATCACTAGATTCTAAATGAATTTGTGATTTCTGCTTGTGTTTATATGTGATTTATGTTTTTATCTCCCTAAAATGATTTATGCATTTGTGATTTTAGGGTCTAAGAATAATCATGCTAGACAGAATTGTAATGTGGATACCTGTTAAGACTGAGCTTGTTGAATTAACAAGTGACGGTCGACACTGCATTATTTGTTTTGATCTGCTTGACCTAAATCTTAAAGTTGGTTCTTACGATGTATACAAAGATGAAGATGGCAATGTTAAAAATCAAATCTTGCATCATGTATGGTCAAAAATCCCGACTTCACATACAGCAATGTCTTTCAAGTTGTTTCATGATGTTGTTGGTCATCCCTATGTAGAGCTTAAATGCTCACCTGCAAAAATTATGCAAGGGCATAACGTCTATGGTACTGACTGGATAGAAGAGGGTGCTTTAGAAATGTTGGGCTTTCTAGCTCAATCAAACCCTGCACTCTATGACATTCTTGACATTGGTATGACAGAAGTTAAGCAACTTGACGCTACATATTCATTTCGTTTCAAGGATGATCGAGAAGCAGAAAAAGTTCTTGCTTTGATGCGTAATGTTTCTACGCAACACATCCGTAAATCAACAAAAGACGCTACTTTTAAAAATACGCTTTACTTTGGTTCTGAACGTTGCAAGCGTTTTGCTCGTAAAGTCTATGTCAAATTTAATGAGTTCCAAGATCAATTACAGGAACAAATTAAACTTGCTAAAGCAAATGATAAATGCGCTCAGCGTGTTGTGAAAGTTATGTCTGACCCTGAGTTACAAGCTTTTGCTCGTGGTCTTTTAAGATTTGAAACAGGCATTAAAGCCTATGTTATGAAAGAACTCGACATCCCCACTAATTTATTTCAATTAATTCGCTATCAACGTTCTAATCCTACTTTTTTACAAGACATCTGGCTTAAAGCAAACCATCAATTATTTCAAGCATTTGAGGGTACAAATATGAAAGTATCTGACCATGAAACTGTATTTAAAAATATTCTTGCTGTTCATCAAACTGTATCTACTGAAAAGAAAATTTGTACACGAAAGGTTGATGAACTCATGGAGTTTTATCTTTTGCTTGAGAAAATTGGTCATAATGAAACGAAAAAGAAATACACGCATAAGCGTTTTTTAAACCTTGTTGCCGATCTGATTGATACTGGTTTTAGTGGTACATACTTACAACGTCTACATGAAAAACCGTCACAGAATTTCTGTCATATCAATGTTTACATACAGCTATTTAAGGCATTTAAAAAAGAAATTCCTGCTGGTACGGTTTCAGAGCGTAAAGCTAGAAATATTGAACGTTTTTATTACGATCTTGAAAAATTTGGCTATGAAGAAATGAAGTCAAAATACAAGAAATCTCAGTTTTCAAATCTTATTGCTGCTCTTAAAAAGTGTGGTTATTCACTTGTTTATCTTCAAAATCTGCATGTTCAATCAACCAATAACGTTATTCCATTTATCAAAATGTTCGAAATGAAATTCGAAGATCAATTACCTGAAAACTTTGTCGAACCAGTTTCAATGTTCAGTTATCAATTACGTACCGCATAAGGTGAAAACATGTCTCAATTAATCTTTAAAGCAAAATTACTTAATGTCGAAAACAATGGTGTAGATGATAAAGGCAATCCAAAAATGCGTCTTATCTTTGCATCACAAAAATTTGATAAGGGATTAGAACAAATCGTCCCATGTTCTCAAAACGTTACTGTTATTCAAGATCACCAACATATGAAAGATTTCTATCTTTCATTTAAAGGCCGTGACATTTATTTGCCTGTTGAATTGTCTACTCAAATGAATGGTATGGCGATCTTTTACAAAACCACTGGTGACGGCAAGCCGTTAATGCTCGAAGAAAAACAAGTTAAGGCTGCCTGAAATGTTTGACCCTAAAGAGCAATTAATAAAGGATCTTTCAACTTGCTACCAGTGTGAACGAGAAACTGCATATCTATTTGCTGATTCACGTTGTTCTGACTGCACACGTTTAACAGTAGAACAAGTTACTGGCGAACCATCGGGATTTGAACAAGATCCTGATGAAGATGGCGCAACCAATATTGCACATCCTGAATATTTTGCAGAACCAAAAACTGTTTACTGGGGCAACTCGTATGCAACAAGTGTAGCTTTTCCAAAAGACGGAACAGAACCAAGACCTTTTAAATCTGTCACTTGTAGCTCATGTCATAAGAATTTTGGATCTGTACAAGACTTTTACAAGACACAACTTCACGAAGTTGGTTGTCAAAACATACGTTAGGAATTTAAGAAATGGCACTGGTCTGTAACCAACTCGATACTACAACAAATCAGTGCCTTGTATGGGTAGAAATGCCCACTTTGTTGCCGAAGCTCACACTAGTAGAGGGTAATACCATTGGTTTTTCTTGTCTAATGGTGTTTGCAACGGTCTTTGTAATCAAAAAGTGCATCAAAGCACTACATTAAAAAGGAGTCCGTTATGGACAAATTAACTCAAGACCAAGTAAACGAAGCAATGAACAAAACTTACGGCAACCGTGCTGCCTTTGTTGCTGCTGTTAAAAAATATGGTTTCGGTGTTGCCGTATCTGCTGCGCTTGTAAGTAATGCGAATGCTGCCGCTATTGATGTTACATCAGTTGTTGGAACTATTACCGATGGCGTAACTACTGTTAGTGCAATCGGTTTAGCTGTGCTTTCTCTTGTTGTTGTGATCAAAGTATTCAAATGGGCACGATCAGCTATGTAACAAACAGTGCCCTCAACTGAGGGCATTTTTTCTTTTTGACTGGGTGAAATATGGATATAGAAAATTTAGGGGCATATATATGTATAATCATGTGGCTAATCGTGGGCGCAAAGCTCTTTTAAAACAAATCTTCTCTGTATTTCTTATTTTTACACTCTATTTTAATACTTTTAATTCTGCTTATGCGGGTGCTGCTGAAAAGTGGACAATTGAAGAAGTTGTATATAACAACATAGGAAAAAATTTACAGTACACCGTCCAAAAAAACTTTGGCGCTGCTGCTAACGATTTTAAATACAAGGCGACTGTCCCCGTTTCTGCTTCTGCATTGGGTTCAACTGCTTTTACAATGATTAAGTACGGGCTTGCTTCTGCTGCTGTTTTGGCATTAGTTGAGGGCGTTGGATGGATTATCGAAAATGGTGTTGTAAAAAAGATTGATCCCGCAACTGTCAATCCAAACAATGCCCCTTATGTTTGGTCGTATGGAAATGCTTACAATACTGATCCAGATGCTTTATGTAAATCTCTTCTTGGTAATCAAGGCGATGGAACTGGAAGCGCTCCGAAATATTTGGGTTTAGAATTTGTTGATGCAAATACTTATAATTGCAAAGCTAAACAATTCAATCGTGAAATTAATAACGGAACTATTAAAAAAATTCCAAATCCAAAATATAACCCCGATCTAGGTGCACCAAGCAATATTCCAGTATCACCCGATGAAATGGGCAATAAAATATTAGAATCTCCACAAGCTCCGCAAATTGTTCCTGATATTTATTCACCTAACAATCCTGTGCCTCGCCCTAGTCCTGCGCCTGATGCCACAGAAAGTATTTTAAATAAAGCCGAACCACAACCAAAAACGCCCCCAGTTGGTGACGTTACTAACAAACCAAATAAAGACACAAACGGGGATGGTAAACCTGACGTTTATGATCCTAACTTGCCCTCGCAAGGCTCAGAATTTAAATTACCTCCTTTCTGTTCTATTGCTCCAATCATGTGCGAGTGGTACGCAAAATATAAAGAAGATTCAAAAAACAATGATGATCATAGAGTTAAAGAATTAACTTTTTGGGAAAAGGTGAATGAATTTTTCGACTGGTCTAAAGAAAATGATTCTTTAGAAAATGAAGAACCTGAACAACCACAAGAAATGGAACTGCCACAATTCGAAGCGGATGCCTTTAAGGCGACTGCTGGGTGTCCTCCTGATATTCCGATTCACGTATCAATCGGCACGGATGGCAATGCAACTATAAGCTATGAACCGATTTGTCAATTTGCCGAAAAATGGTCATTTGTTGCTCCGCTTATTGGTTTTTTATCGGGTGCTATGATTCTTATTGGTGTGGGTAGGAAAGGCGAGGATGGCGAGATATGAGCCTAAAATTATTACTTGTTGCAGTTGCAGACTGGACGCTATCAAAACTCGGTAAATCAGTTCTAAAGGGTTTAGGTTTGGGCATCTTCTCCAGTGGTGTTGTTTTAACTCTATTTAATCAATTGATTTCACACGCACAACAAGAATGGGGTCAGCTTTCAAGCGCTGTTTTGCAAATACTCGCACTTGCAAATATTGACTACGGTTTATCAATTATTGTGGGCGCTTGTGTTCTTAAAATTACTTTGATGATTAATAAAATCACAATCGGAAAGGCGACAAACTAATGGCTATTTATTTAATTGTTGGTCAACCTCGTCACGGGAAAAGCCAATTTGCGGCAAAAATGGCTTATGAATATCACCAAAAAAATATTGAGATTCAAAAGCGTATAGATTCGGGCAAATTTAATCTTAAAACAGACATTGTTCGTCAAATTTATTCTGATATTGAAGGACATGCCGAAAAATGTGATTTTATTCAGCAAGCTCCGAAAGACTGGCGTGACGTTCCGAATGATTCAATTATTTTCATGGACGAAATACATAAACGCCCCGAATATTGCGATTCTGACGGGAAAATGTCACAAAATCCCATGATTGTTGATTTAACAACACATGGACATCAGAACAAAGATATTATTTTGATGACACAAGACCCTGAGCGATTAAATAAGGGTATAAGAAAATTAGTCGAAAAAATGTATCTAGTTAAGCGTCCGATTCAAAAGCCGCCTTTCGCAACTATCTACGAATTTGAACGATGGCTCCGTGATCCGTGGCAAGCTGCGGCATCAACTCGAACGGTGAGTTATCAAGACAGTTATAAATTTTTCTATAACAAAAAATGGCAAGATATGTACACAAGTGCTTCGGCACATACTTCTATACAGTTCAAAATACAAAGCAAGTTTATTTATGCGATTATTGCCATTGTTGTTTTAATGTCTCTTTCTTGGTTTCTATTTACAAAATCGGGCGGTGATAAGCTCGCTCGTAATGCAATTGGCGGCATCACTGGCAACAAGA